GCAGGCGATCTAGGTTTATCGGAAGTGTGATCCTGTAGGGACCCCTTTTAAGAAGGGGGGGGGCCTATAAGGGGGGGATGATTCTGTCCGTAGCTCCATTTGCTGAATTCTTTTCCCCGTCCCCTCCCAGGAGCGTTCATCGTTCAGTTCAACCCCTAAAGGGGGTTGAACGGGTGAACGCTGAACAGCGACGGCTCAGGAAGCGTGTTCATTGTTTGAAAAACAATTGGGAGGTCTTCGGGGTGGGTCCGTAACCCAAGTCTCTTATGGTGTTGAATCTTAGTGAAACACAAATTACCGCTACTCACTGCCCGCAAGCTGGTTTGGCCAGAGATGTGTTGAGATAACGAAAGGGAAAGATAATGGAAGGAATGCAGTACACGGACGAGGTTATCCACAGTTATGTCTTCCAGATTTCCCGACTACGAAGTCTTGAGGAGCGGTGGAACTATATCTGTAGGCACAGGAATCCTGAAATGGTCCGCAAGGAATGCGACAGGAAAGGTATCAAATATGAGAAGTACAAGGTCAAGCGGGGTGGATATGTTTAAAGCTATCTTCCCCCTTCTGCTCATTCCCTCCTTCGCCTTTGGTCGGTTACCCAGTGGATTCGCACAGAGAATTTCAGCGATGCTACGTCCTGGAATTGATGAGTACGTTAAGATTGCACCTGCTCAAACAGTCAACCGCCGGATATGGATTACGGATCACTTGGAAACCAGGGGGACATCAGGAATCCGGATCGCATTGGACAAGGACGGCAAGAAGCGAACTCACATGCTGGAATTGCTTAACGTCCGACGTCCAGCAGAGGTGGTTCAGAATCCGCACTGGCAACAGACATTTTTGGACAAGGCAACCAGCGTGCCAGGACAATCTCCGAATCTTATTAACGGCAGTTGGGATGTCATTCAAATTCGTCCGGAGCGATTAATGTCAGGCGTGTCACCATCGGTTAAAAACACAATGGGACATATGCAATTCAACCGTCGGGAGGTAAGTGTTTTTGAAGATGTGAACGGCGAACTATTTTTCCAAGCTCGGCCGATTGATGCCTCCTGGGGAGGGTCTAAAACCTTTGGCGTCGCTGCCATGACGTTGACCGTTGCTGATCTTGCTGGAATATCGCAAGTTGATGCCCGCGATATTGTAATCAATGAATTCTTGCTCCTTGTCTATCCACCAGTTGGCCTAGATGGGAATCCAAATCCTATCGCAGTACAAGTATGGGACACGTCTCGCTGGTATGTCCTCCCCTTGTTGGAAGAGATTCTGGATCACCCGTCTATCGCACAAACCCTGGAACAACAAAATGACACACTCCACGAATTCCTTGCCTTCCTCGCTCGACACGGAGTTGATTTCAGTGGCACTTTTTCCGGGCTTCCCGCTGACCTGTTCATGTCATTCGCGGACGAACACCTCTCTGGTACAGTCAGCTACCTGCACAACGGAATCGTTGCTGCCTATGACGTTATCGCTCGCAGTCCATCGGACATCTTGCAATTCGTATCAGCAAACGTGGATGTACCTATCCAGTTTAACTTGGGATGGGTGTCGGACGATATCTCTGCGCCACCATTTATCGACGCAGACATAGTCCAAAATAAACCATTAATCCCAGAAGGAGGGTCATACAATGCACTTTACAGGAGCCATACAGTCCCTGAAGGAGGAGGAACTTTTAAGTTCAGCATTGGCGAAAATTTACAGTTCGCTTTGCTTGCAATTTTCAACGATGGACACCCAACCCACACTGCCACCCTCTACGGAAGCGACGCTAACCCTAGGACGAGGACCATCTCCGGAGGTCCTCAGTTATTGTTTAACAATCTCTCCGGTGATCGAGGATACTGGATCATCACTACCGACGGAGCTTGCGAAGTCCAAATCTACACAGGATGCGTCCTCTCCGGATTGGACAACCATGGAACTACCCGACTTGAGTGGCCTGATGATAGAGGTACTCCCATCCACGTTTACGGACAGCTTGATCGAAGTCATAGACGGAATACGTTCTATGTCACAGGACGATTGGGAGAAGCTCTCTCCGTGGCTGCGCACCCATTTAGAGCAGTTATTGGGAGCCTAGATTACAACGTACTCATTACGTTGAGCAAAGCGGACATTCCATTCGTGACCCCATTGGTAGCATCTCCCACCATGACTATCCCTCAGACCGTCATTCAGAGCTATCCGCTACCCCAGACTAGCGAATTTTGGCAGATCGATGTAACTACAGAACACGCCGTGAAGGATTTAGAGTATATGCTTACTGTTACTGCTGGAGCCTTGTCGGTTCAGGGCTATCACATACCGCTGGCAGGCCGGGGAGTAGTAGGGAGGGTAGAAAGATGACATCCCTCACCCTCGCCCTGATCCTCTACTTTACTCCTCCTGTTCAGGAACAGGTTGAAGTCCACATAACCAGACAAATCGACGAGGTGGGGCGGCAGGAGGTTAATGCCACCACATACACCCCCTCGGGCCTAGTCGCCCCGTGCACGTGCCTTTACGGTTCTCCGCGGGGAGAAATACACGCATTCACAGCTACCGAAGACGGTGAATACCGCTTGGAAGTCTCCAGTCAGTACGATCCGGCTTCTATATCGATCCAGATCTTCATAGTGCCAAGACTTATGATCGCCGGCGATAACCTCCAATATTACGCCTATCCAGGCCAATCCTATACGGTGGAACGGACATACCTGCTAGGGTCCGGCGAGAGATGGAAGCACGCCGATAAAAGACGTAAAGGGGAATTCTGGCAGACTCCAGGCTGGAAACTCTTCCCGATTGATTTCGGAAGAAAGCAGATAAATTACAGAGTGCGGGTGGGAAGATGATATAACTACGCCGGGGGAAACCTAGCTCCGATTCTCAAGGTTGCGACTAGTAGTGTCCCCGGTGTAGTTACTGCATTCAACTCGATTCTCCTCAGGTCCTGCTCGAATTAATGCCAATCATATCCGGTTCGATTCGCTTCCGGTCCTTTCCCTTTTCAATTCGGTCCGTTGCTCTTCCGTTTCAGATCATCTCCCTTCACGTCCCTTCCCTATCAACTCCAGTCTCGTCCCTTCCCGATCATCTCCCAGTCATCTTGCGTAATTGGTCGTCCCACATTATCGGAATACCATTTTTATCTCTGGGCTGGAGAGATATCTCTTCCCAAACAAATCGTCCTTTTCCGCTATTCCGCCACTGTCCCAACCCTTTATTAATGCCAAAATCCAGACACTTCCTAATCAGTTCATCAAGCTTTTTGTCCAAAGACGTTATTTCCAGTTCAAGAGTCGCGCCCGCAGGAATTGCTTCGGAAGTAGCTAAGGTCACGCGGTCACCCTTCATCGTGCTTGCACGTAGCGGACGGGTGCAGGCATACACCTCGCCGGTGAAAATAATAGGGATCTGGCGAGGTTTCACGAATATTGCATTGTCTACTATTCTTGCGCTAGTCCACCGACTCAACTTTGCCTTCGATATGGTGCAATCTGGTTCCACAAATTCCATTAATATTTTCAAATGCTCCTTCAGCATTCCTTTGATCTGGTAGTCCCACATTATCGGAATACCATTTTTATCTCTGGGGAAGACAGTGAGTGACTTTTTAATCAACTCCTCGGCGGAAAGAGCTTCTAACTCCTCCTTTGCTTTCTTCGCATCTGCGCTCCGACTAGCGATGAATTCGCTATGGATTTCTTTGTTGCCCGATGCCATTCCTAGCATCTCTTCGGTCGTGGTGATCTTGATTTTCATCTTTTCCCCTTTTATTGCTTACTCAAGCGTTTACAAGCCCATGAGCGGAACGCTTCGTCGTCCGCCCTCTCCGCTAGGGCCTGAACGTGGATTATTAGCTTGTTGACGTTGTGCTGCGCTGCGCCTAGGTGGTGCCCATCCAAGTCCGCACTAATATCGCAGAGCGTCTCTAGTATTTCTTTGTAGTTCATCTTTTCCCTTTCGTCCTATGCGGTCTCTTTGTCCTCGCGAAAAACATGACTGGTCGCAATCTCGACGAGTATCAAGTTCCTCACCGTATCGCTAAGAGACCGATCCTTATTTCTGGCGATTAGCCGCAGTTTCTTCTTCTCGGAGAGGCGCAGTTTCACCTGGACAGTCTCGCTACGTCGCTCAAGAGGGGCCGCAGATGGCCTGTAAAGAGCGTCGGAGGTGACGACGGGTGTGTCACTGCCTATGTCGTTGCCCAGCTCCACCTGTAGGCAGTCTAGGCAGTATACCGAGAAGGGGGCCTGCGGCTGGTCGCAGGATGCGTTGATGCAGGGAGTATGGTTCATTTTGTTACCTCATTTCGTTTGGCTTTCCGTACCTCATAGGCCGATTAAGATCATCGGCTTTTCTCCTGTTGGTGTTGCGGTTTATATGTCAAGCATTTCCGGATCGTACACTTCTGAGTCAGTTGTATATCCTTTGGCGTGGTATTCGGCTTTAGCCCATCGATCTCCGTGACATCGCTCTTTTGCCAGCCTAAGTTTAAGAGCGCGCGTAGTATGTTTTCCTGTGTACGCTTCCCTTGTTCCACACTCTCCCTCGCCGCTCAAGATGGTGATTTTCCCTTTATCTTTATCTGTTATTAATAGTTGATTCATTGTACACATCCCACCGAATGGCTTACTTTTGCCGCATCTACTGCTTTTCGGATCGTGATCCGTTCAATCTGTTCATCGCTCAGTTCCGAGAGTTTTGGCCTACCTTTTTCTTCCTTGTCTTGGATCATAACTGCTTCATCACCGTGGATCTCGCAGAAGCAATCCGGGCCTACGCAAATTCTGTCGCCGTCTACTAGCCCGGCTTCGATTGCAGCTATCAGGTTAGGGAGGTGATATCCATTCCATTTCTTTGTCGCTTCCGCTTTTGCTGTTTCGATCATTGTTTCTTTTGTTGCTTTCATCGTCTTGTTCCTTATTGGTGCTGTGGGTGTGTGTGTCATCTGTTATTAATATAACATATCATGATGATAGTGCAACCCATAATGTCAAAAAAAGATGATATATTTTCATGGCTTGACATCTCATGCAGAGTGGCGGATAGTATACGCATGAATGTTGAACTGCATATCACCGAACCGGTTAAAATTCCAACTCGATCTGAAATCCTGCCGGTTACCCTCAAGCCGGCAGAGAAGATACGTTTTGCTACCTTCGCTGAGTCTTACAACCGGTCAGCGAGCTCCATGGCTAGGGATATTCTACTTGCCGCGATGGACAAGAATCCACAGGGGCCGCACGGATGACCCCACGGGCCAAAGCCAAGCCAGAGAAGGTGCCCGAACCAGGGGTGCTTTCGTGGACGACCACTACCCGCAAAATCCTGGACCTCATCCCCCACCCTACCAACCCTAGGCAGATGACCACCAAGCAGGTCGAAGACCTTACCGCCAGCATTGCCAAGTTCAACCTTGCCGAGATCCCGGCAATCAATGCCAACAACACAATCCTGGCCGGACACCAGAGGCTCAAGATCATGGCCCTACTTGGCCGCGGGGATGAGGAGATCGACGTCCGCATTCCCTCCAGGCAGCTCACCGAGGAGGAGGAGAGGGAATATCTCGTCCGCTCAAACAAGAATGCCGGGGAATGGGATTTTGACATTTTGGCTAATAGTTTCGATCATGAGGATTTAATAGAGTGGGGATTCGAGCCTAAAACCTTAGGAATAGGATCAGAAGAAGAGATGTTTATTAGTGAGTTTGTAAATCTAAATACATCGTATGACAAAGCGCATATATTGATTTCCTGTGATCCGGATGCTGTACACGACATTTTGAGACTAGTGGAAAGCTTAGAAGGGATCGAAGTGTCGACCAGTGCAAACTGATAATTCATTCTTAGGCGATAAGGTAAAATTACGGAGGGATTGGATCGAACAAAAAAGTTGTCCCGTTAAAATACTGGATGCATTCTCAGGGAATGGACTACTTTGGAAAATGTCAGTCAAACATGCAAAGCATAAACCGATTATAGACAGAGTGGATATCAAAGACAAACAGCAAGCACTTCATGCGGATTCAGCTAAATTCATGCAGTCTGTAAATCTTAAAAAATATCAAGCAATAGATCTAGACGCTTATGGTGTGCCCTTCCAACAATTAAAGGAGATATTCGATCAGAAATATGTTGGGGTAGTGTTCGTAACTGTTATTAGATCCGTATTCGGAAGACTGCCAACAGCAATGTTATTGGATCTCGGATATACTCAAGGAATGATAGCAAAATGTCCCACTTTGATTTGTGGAGATGGGTTTCAGAAATTTGAAGATTGGATTGCGAAAAATGGTGTTAAGAAATATATCAAAAGGGGAAACAATAAGAAACTTTACGGCATGATTACGATGAATGCATGATGCATACTCCATTAGGATTGTGAATCTTTTTAACCTCGGGAATAAAGGCATGCAAGTCATCCTTCATATAATAAGCATTGCCATTAGTTCGTATTTTATTTGTTGCGGTTAAGGCAAAGGTAACCCAATCAATTTTGCCGCTTATTGGTTTGCAATAGTTGATCGTTCCAATCTTGTATAGGTCTACAAAGTCTTTCGTATCGTCTATAATATCCAATGTCTGATCAGGATATATCACTGGTTCCAAGCTTGCCCATGTTTCTAAACCGTGATCGCGAGATACTCGTAAAGCATGTATACGGTCCGCATAACTCGATGCGTCTTTTTCCCATTTATTCCGGGAAGCTTCGTTTGTCATCGTTAAGGACGCAGCCATGATGTCACCAGGTCCCAACAAATCCAGATCGCTCAGAGTTCTTGTCCCTCCCTTACTCAGTATGCATACATTCAGTCCTGCTTGTTTCAACGCCATGATGCACTGTCTGGTTATTCCGCTTTCAATTGCGTATGGTTGGTATGGGTCGGAGGTAAACGAGAGCATAACTGGACTTGTTATTTCCCCTTTAAATTTCATTGCCGCATCGGGGATTTTCTTGATGATATCCTTGTAAGCATAGATTTTTTCATAAAAGGTGGCCCGGTCTATTTTACGAATTAATGGCACATAACAATAGAGACAATGATGGATGCACCCTCCATAGAGATTGATCGCCCATTCGCTGTATTCGCCAGCTCTACCCTTTGGCCTGTATATACTCATAAAACTACTCCTTATGGTTTATCCTGTAACTCCCTGGTCTCCATATGCTTATACAAATATACGATGGTTTGTTGCTTTGCGCAAGAAGTTATGTCATATATATATAATATAGCGACTTGCAAGGTCGAGCATTAAAAAAGCGGAGGAAATGCAAATATGCCGTTAAGTGATCATCAATTCAAAAAGGGCTGGAAAGGCGGGCCAGGAAGGCCAAAAAAGCCAGTGGCATACCCCGACGCTTTGCGCAAATGGCTTGCCCTTACACCCAAGCAGCTCAAAGCGGAAGCCAGCAAGAACATGGGCAACCGAGATGATATTACAGTGTTGGAAGCCTGGGCTCTACTCGACGCCGCGCAAGGCATGAAGGCCGGAGAGATTAAGCATCGCACATTCGGACTAGACCGGACAGAAGGCAAAGCCGTTGAGACCGTACGCACCATAGCAGAAGAGTTTAGGGACAACACCCATGATCCGGTGGATGATGTGCCTACCAATGAAGGCGCGACGGATGAATGAGCCTCCTATTCTCATCCCGCTTTGACCCCTTCCCCGCTCAGCAAAAACTGATCCAAAATCCTGCCCGGTTCAAGATCTGCTGCACAGGCCGCCGCTTCGGAAAGACTCTACTGTGCGCTCGCCAGATATTCTCATCGGCCATGGAAACCAAGGGGGACTATGGCTGGATCACCCCGACGTACGAAATTACCGAACGTGGAATTGATGCCATCCGGGAAAGCGTCAACCCTCATGCCTACGAAATCAAGGGTCGGCCTAAGATTGCATACCTTGCCTCTGGCTCTCGAATCTTCTTCTATTCAGCTGATGGCGATGATCCCCGGTCTATCCTGGGTCATGGCTTCGACGGCCTCATCCTTGACGAGTCTGCACGTATCAATGCAGACGCTTGGCATATCGTAATCCGGCCTACCATCAGCCAGACCGAAGGGTGGTGTACTATGATATCGACTTCCCGTGGTCGGAACTGGTTCTACGATATGTTCACACGTGGGCTGGATGAGCAGGAACCCGACTACCAATCCTTCAAGTACCAAAGCAATGCGAATCCCTACTTTCCGCAAGATGAATTTGAGGAAGCCCGCAGGACCCTCCCCGCTGATGTCTTCCGACAAGAATACGAAGCTGAATTCCTGGAAGACTCTGCGGGCGTCTTCCGTGGGGTCAATGAGATCATGACAACCACCCGTTGCCGGTGCAATGCCCCGTGGGACGTGGGCTGTGATTTGGCAAAACACACTGACTATACCGTCCTGGTGGCGATGTGTTCAGAATGCGGGGATTGCTCGACCATGGATCGGTTCAACCAGATTGATTGGCCGCTTCAGAAGGCCCGCATTATAGGATTCTGCGGACGCTTCAAGGGAACCTTATACCTAGACGCCACCGGGATCGGTGACCCCATATACGACGACTTACAACGCCAGGGACTAAACGTAGTCGGGGTCAAGCTGACCAATCAATCCAAGCAGATCCTAATTCAGGATCTCATTCTGTCCATCGAGCAGAAGAAAATTAGCTTCCCGGCCAACTGGGATGTCATGGCGAATGAGTTGAAGCGGTATGAATACGAGTACACCGCGTCAATGAATATCCGATACAATGCCCCGTCGGGGTACCACGATGACACAGTGATCGCGCTGGCTTTGGCTAACCGGGGCCGATCTCAGAACTACGAGATCCTTATGGCAGTATAGGAAAACCCTAGTAAATACGCCCATTCTGAATTAATCTCAGAAAAGATTGGGGTATTTCTTGACAGATCGGTCGAAAAGGTAGTAACTTGTTATTAACAAGTTATCAAAAGCTTGTTAACAGGCCACCAACGACCAAATGATAAATCTGCCAACTCTCCGGTCGCGGTTTAATCCCTTCAAATCTGCGGCTGTGCCTCTGGTTCAGCGGGCGGCTACAACTACCCTTAAAAATCCTAATCCGCTCAAGGCGTGGCTGTTAGCTCAAGAGGAATTTGGATCAGCCAGCACCATTCCTAAGGGCCGAGACTATGCCAACTCGGTCTGGGTTTACGCTTGTCTCAATACCTGGACACAGCTTGCCCAAGTGCCCCTACTGCTCAAGCGGGAGGATGATACCGGGACCGTGAATGTCGAGATTGGCGAAGTCCACTTCCTCCTAAAGAATCCATTTCCAGGTCAAACGACCAGCGACTTTTTGGAATTAATCATTCTCCACCTCGGTATCTACGGGCAGGCATTCATTCTTAGGAATGACGGGGATATTACGAAAAAGCAACTCCCTCAATTCTTGCGTCTTGTTAATCCCGATCAATTTGTCATTAAAAAAGAAGACGTTGATTCGAATGGCAAGGTTTTCCGACGCACTTTGATGCTCAGGGGTGGCAGGGAACGCAAGATTCCGGCAGAAGGCTATATCCAAATCAAGCTACCGAATCCCTGCGACGATAATAATGGCCTTTCTCCGATCGCTGCGGCCCGACTGACCATTGATGCGGATTACTCTGCGCGTATCCATAACAAGGCACAGATGGCTAACCGGGGGCGAATAGAAGGCGTGGTGACCTACGAATCTCAGCATGTCAACAACCTCGGCAAGCTCCATGACTTAAAGCGTATATTCAACGAGTTTTTCGTCGGGGCGCAGAACGCTGGTCAATATATTCACTCCGCCGGGATCAAGGATATTAAGCAGTTATCCCAATCGATGAAAGACCTCGACTGGCTGGAGGGACAGAAACTATCCCGCGAGGAAATCTGTGCCATTTTTGGCGTACCGCCTAACATGGTAGGCATTCTTGACCGGGCAACATTTTCCAATTATGACCAGGCCGCGAAGTCATTATGGACTGAGCAAAACATGCCTCTCGGGAATCGGATCGCAAATAAGTTGCAAATGGAGATTGTCGATCCTCACCAACGCCCGCCAGCTACCCTCTGCTTCGACTTCCAGAATTCTGTCCCTGTATTGGCTGACAATACGACCGAGAAGATTACCCAGTATACCGAATTGATTACGAAGGGCCGATTGACCCCGGAGATGTCCGCTCAGATCGTAGGTCTCGATATCGGGGAAACAGAGCAGATTCATACAACTGTATTAATTCCGACTAACCTTATCCCCGCTGAAGATGTCTTGTTACCTCCGGATCCACCATCGACTCCTGCTACTCCGGCTGAACCTTCTGCCGAGGAACTTGCATTAAGGATTGCCGAATTGATCTTGGAATCTCAGGCCACCAAGCTTGAGGCTAAAGAGGCAGAAGCACAAGCAGTGCTTGATCTCGATGAAGCGAAAGTTCGAGAAGCTAGCAGGGAGCGACTACGGACTAATGTTTGGCGTGCTCATATTGTTCAGCGTACGCCGTTTGAGCGCAAGATGGCTTCAGGCCTTAAAGCGTTTTTCTTTTCGCAGCGGAAAGAAGTCCTCAAGAATGCGGATCTATTCATTGGGCAAAACCTCAAGGCTGTCGGGGGGGATGCTGTTATTGATAAGAGCATATTTGGGGATCTGGCCGGAAGACTCTTTGACCGCAAGGCATGGAATAAACAAATCAAGAAAACATTTGGAACCCTGCTCGATGACGTAGTGAGAATTGCAGCCAATCTTTTCCTCCAAGAAATCGATGCACCATTAGATACGCTTAATGAAGGAATTATTGCGACATTTCGAGCACAACAAAATGTTCTTCTTGAGCGGGTTAATGATTCGACGGTTGTAAGGCTTACTGCTGTTCAGAAAGACTTAGAAGCTTCTATCCTCTCCGGCACTCCAGTCGGTGAAGTTGCTGATCAAATGAAGTCATCCCTGAAACATGTTTTCAATGTACGTGAAAGTGATCGTACGAGGATCGCCCGAACCGAGATTAATCGAGGGTTTAGTGGTGGGAGATTTGAGCAGATGAAAGCCTCTGGCATTAGCTTGCATGAATGGCTGTCGGCAAGAGATTCAGCTGTCAGGGATACTCACTCTAGTTCTCATGTCGGGGTGGATGGGGACATTGTTCCCATCGGAGAGAAGTTCAGAAACGGTTTGGAATATCCTCTCGATCCATCTGGCTCAGCTGCCGAAACAATTAATTGCAGATGTATAACCGTAGCAGTAGTGGAGTAACCCATGTTCGAGACAACAGAAGACATCCCAAAGCGGAAACGTGGCAGGCCACGGAAGGAAACAAAACTCCCAATGGCTCAAGGGTGGGAATGCCCGAAGTGCGGAAAGATTCTCGCTCCTCATGTTTTGGAATGTGCTCATTCGAGGAAAAGTACTGATTTTCGATCTACTATTTATTCAAGGAGTTTCTAATGTCAAAATTTGCTTATCCAAGATGCTTCGAAGTCAAACAATTCGATGAAGACGACCAACTAGAACACCAATTTGAAGAGATTCAGAATCCTGACAGAGTCGTACGGTTTGTCGCTAGTGATGATACCATTGATCGATATCAAGAAGTAGTGTTGCCGAAGGGGGTTGATTGGTCAGGCTTTGCGAAAAATGCCCCGCTGATGGTTTTCCACGATTATCAACAATTACCGATCGGAAGGAATATCTCCGGCGAGGTGCGAGGGGATCAAGTCCTTATCGATGCGGAATTTGATACTGCTGATACTGACCCTTTGGCCGATACCGTTTTTAAGAAGATTCAGTGTCGGACTATCAAGGCTGGTTCGATCGGATTTATTCCTAAGAAGTTTATTACTCCGGGGGAAGCGACAAAAAGCAAAGCAGATAAAGATCTATTTACCAAGTACGCTGGTGCTCGGAGGATTTATACAGATTGGGAAATTATGGAATTCTCCATTGTCCCTATTCCCGCGAATCCAAATGCTCTAGCTGCAGCATATTTGAGAATGGGTGAAACTGCCCGAAGACGATTTGGCCCCGACTCCCTATTAGCGGACATGGAGTCGGACGCCGTACAGTCCGCAATAAAAGAAGACACAGAACGAGCGATGTCCTTACAAAAAGACATAGGCGACAAGCTCGATACAGTAATGAAGAGGATACAATCTAATGGCTGATCTAGAACTTCAAAAAGTAAGCGAAGAACTTGCCAACAAGCTCGATGACATAAGTAAATCATTCGAGGATGCAGTTGCAAAGAGAGCATCGGTTGAAGATATCAACACCCTCAAGGCCGATCTTGCTGAAAACAAGAAGCAGCTTCAAGAGATTGCTGCGGCTGCCAAGAATTGGGAAACTCGTCCGGTTACCGACCAGGACAAGTGCCGAATGATCGGGGAGGCTGTCCTGAAAGCTCAGAGCACTACCGCTGCCGAGGGTGGTAACTTGGTTGATGATGAATTCTCTCACGAGATTCGATCAACTCAGAATAAGTACGGTGCTGTCCGGTCTATCTGGGGGAGCCAGATCATTCCGATGGCAACCGACGTGCTTAAAGTTCCCGTGGATACCTACGAAGGTACAGCAGGTTCTGACCCACTTCCGATAGCAGTGACGGAAGGGGACCAGTTCACAGAAGATGCAGCCACTGTCGCGCAGGTGACATTGACCGCTGCCAAGTTTGGCACGATGGTATTCGTATCGAATGAGCTGATGGCTGACTCCTTCGTTGACTTCATTGGCAACTACTTGCGGACCAAGATTGCCCGTCAGGCTGCTAAGAAGGAAGACGATGTAGTATTCAATACTGCGTCTACCGGAATCCTGAAAAGCTCTAATATCCTCGAGGTAGTCATGGGTGCTGGTAATGATACCTTCGCTTCCTTGACCCTTGAGAACGTACGGGCATTGCAGGATTTGGTGACCGACGAAGCCTTCGAGGAAGGCTCGTACTACATGCATCGATCAATCAAGACGCTTTTGGCAAATACTCGTGTCGGTGGATCGACCACGACTGATGGACCTTTTGGTTGGGGCAATCCTAACGTGGGTATACCTCCGTCGTTCGACGGATATACTGTGTCGAATGTGAGCAAGATGCCTACGTCGGCTGATACAGCAGCGAGCACTGAATTCTTGCTCTTCGGTGACCTCCCAATGGGAATGCTCGTCGGTGAACGTGGAACTGCCGAACTGGCTGTTTCCCCTCATCACCGGTTTGACTACGATCAGCAGACGGTAAGGTATGCCTGGAGGTTTGCCTACTCGACTGACGCCAACATCGGACGCGCGATTGCTCGCCTGAAAACTGCTGCGTAAATTCTAAAGTGCATGGGGGCCTCCATGGCCCCCATTGCCAGGAGAATAATATGAAAATGAAAATAGTCGGAATTGTTGCAGGGTTAAGCATGGTCTGCTCGTTGAATGCTGGAGAGTATCAAAGCAAGTACGTAGCTCATGCGACATCGTCTGCCGTAAATTTCCCTGCTAGTAAGGGTAGCCTCGTCCTCAAGACTTTGCACGCTGAGTCTGATAAGGCGGCTGGCCTTGCTAAGATATACGCCAGGACAGGGAATGCCAAGATTGTCAGCTCGGCAAACGCTGCCGGGACTACGATCCTAGTGGCGAATGTCGGTGCCCAGTTTGTTGCCAATGACTTGATTGCGTATCAGCACGCAGATGGCACGCTGGATTATACAACTGTCGCGTCAACCAATACGACGGTTTCCATCGTTCTCAATGACGCAATCAGTCAGGCAGGAACGGCGAAAGACGTAGTGTATGAGTTGTCACAACAGGGGCAATTCGATGTAGCGGCCGCTACGGTGAGTTACATCGGAGATGCGATATTCACAACTCCAGATAACTCGCCTTTGCGTATAGTTGTCGACAGCACGTCTGCTGGGTATGTGACTGCTACGGTCCTGCAGGAACAGTAAAGGGGAAAAAATGAAGAAACTGAAACTATCGGTGATCTTATCGCTTGTGCTCCCGGTGTTGAGTTTTGGCTCAAACTGGGAGTCGAAAGTCAGTACTGCGCAGACGAATTCGCCGGTGAACTTTGCTGCTCGTGCTGGACGTATTGTCATTAAGAACTTGCACGCTGAATCCGACAAAGCTGCGGGGGTGGCGAAGGTGTATGCTAGGACTGGCAAAGGGTTGACGGTGACATCTGCCCCGGCTACCGGAGCAACTACGATCTTAGTCACGAATGCCTCGGCTCAATTGGAAGCTAATGATTTGATAATTTATCAGCATTCCGACGGGACGGTGGATTATTCAACGGTCGCCTCGACAAATACGACTGTGTCGATCGTGCTGAATGATGCGATCAGCCAGGCCGGGACTGCAAAAGACCGTGTATACGAGTTGTCTCAACAAGGGCAATTCGACGTAGCTGCGGCGACGGTGACGTATACAGGAGAGGCTTTGTTCGCAACCCCGAACGATTCTCCGTTGCGGGTGTTAGTGGATAGTGGGACGAATGGTTATGTGAGTGTTTCGGTTGCTACTGATTAATTCCCTTGTGGGCCTGCTTCCCTTATGGGAGGCAGGCTACACGAGAACAAACTTATAAAGGCTATGATGAAAAAGACGATTTCGGTTTCCGCTTTATGTGCTCTCTGTT